GCGTTCTACTTCGTGACCGCCAAGATGCCGACCCCGCCGAAGTCTTACGGCGTGGACAGCGCCACGGCGCGCTGGAAGGGCATCGAACTGCGTTTCATGCAGGGCTACGACATGGTCAACGGCATGTTCATCAGCCGATTCGACATCCTGTTCGGTGCAGGCATCCTGCGTCCTGAACTGGCTGTTCGCGTCCCGTCCACGATCACCGCGTACTAATTGGAGTACCCCGGTTCGCCGGGGTTTTCCCCTCACGAGGATTACAAACCATGGCAACTCTTCTTGTTGATCAGGTCAACCAGGAATTCGCGGCGGCTCCGGGTAGCGCCGATGGCACGCTGGTAGGCCGCAATGCGACGACTCCGGTTGGCTTCTACGGTCAGGTCCCGGTGGTTCAGCCGACCTTCTCCGCTGGCTCTGGCACTCTCACCACGCTCTCGCAGGCTCTGGCCTCGATGGGCCTCATCAAACTGGTGGCGTAAATGGCCGATACTCCAAAACCCGAAGATCAGGGCAAGCACGCCCGCTATTTGGCGGAGCCCGAGCACGGCCACGTTGAGCTCGTTCCGAAGGAAGATGTGGAGGACAAGCTCAAGGCTGGCTGGACCGAACCGACCGGCACGCGTCCCAATGGGTACGAGTACAACCGGGAAGAAGACCAGCTTCAGATCGACGCTGCTGGCGAGGCTCTGAGCGCTCGCCGCAAGTGGCAGGCCGATCAGGATGCCGAGAAGGAAAAGGAACGCGAGAAGATCGCTGACGACTCCAACAAGGCGCAGGAAAAGGCCGACGCGGATGCCGCCAAGCCTAAACCTGCTCCGGCTGTTCCTGTCAATCCGTCGGTAGCGAGCTAACGCACGGCAGTCGCTTCAAGGCGGGCGCGGCATCAGCCGTTCCCGCCTTTTTCTTTAGCTGAGGGCATCAGATGACCACTACGAACGACATCATTGCCTCGGCCCTACGCAAGATCGGCCAGATTGACGGCGACGAGCCGGTCAAGCCTGCGCAGTTCAAAACGGCTGTCTCAGCGCTCAACCGCATGTGTATGCGCTGGGAGGCCAAGACCATCAGCATTGGCTGGACGCCCGTTGCGCTGCCTGCCGACGAGATTGGCTGTGCGATTGAGGACGAGGACGCAGTCATTTACAACCTCGCCGTGATCCTTGGCGCGGAATATGACGTGGATGTCTCGCCTACCGTCGTGGCGTTGGCGCAATCGACGCTCAACGAACTGAAGAATAACGTCTTTAATGCAGAAAGCATGGAAATGGCCAACGATGCGCCTGCTTCGCAGGGTTCGCGCCGCTGGAACATGTACGTCGATGCTCCCACTCGTGGGCCGCGCTACTGATGGGCGCTCGGATGCAGCCCGTCCCGTTTATCGCGGGATCGTATGACGACAAAAGTCAGCCCTACTCGGGGCAGGTTAATGTCAATTACCTGTACGAGCGCGCCGAGAACGGTCAAGAACGGTCTCAGGACCGTCTACGCACGCCACCAGGGCACGTTCGGGTCGCTACCCTATCCAACGGCGGAGTGGAAGGCGCGGGCCGTGGATTGCACGTGGTGAACGGTGCGCTCTATGCCGTGTCAGGCAACCAGCTGTATAGCGTCAACACCGACTACACCTATGCGGCCTTGGGAACCATTAATGGCTACCATCGCGTCAGCATGTCGCACAACCAAGTGGCCGGTGGCAATCAGCTGACGGTCGTCAATGGCCCAGAGGGATGGGTTTACGACACCTCCAACTCGACCTTTGCCCAGATCACGGATGCCGGTTTTACGGGCTCTAGTGCCACGGGATTCATTGGCGGCTATACGGCCCAACTCGATCCGTTGGGGCTGAATTGGTACGTCTCCAATCTTGCCGACTCCAAGACTTACGACGAGGCTAATACGTTTCAGGCCGAAGCCGATCCCGACAAGATTCTTACCATTCTGGTCGACCATCTTCAGGTGTGGGCCTTTGGCGCGCAGACGGTCGAGCAGTTCGTTGCCACGGGAACGCTGCCTATCCTCTTCCAGAGCCAGCAAGGCTCCGTGATGGAGATTGGCATCGGCGGCAAGAACACCGCCGTGGCCATCGACAACACCATTTACTTCCTCGGCTCCGATGGCATCGTCTACAACGTAGGCGGCGGCTACATCCCGGTACGCGTATCCAATTTCGGCGTTGAGGAAGACATCCGCAATTGCAACTGGTCAGGAGCCTATGCGTTCGCCTGGACCGACAACGGCCACAAGGTCTATTACCTGACCTTCCCGGACGGTCATACGTGGGGCTTTGATATCAGCCAGCGCGAATGGCACCGCCGCGAATCCTACGGGATCGATTTCTGGCGGTTGGCCAACCTCGTGTACTGGAACAACGACTGGTACGGGCAGGACTTCCAGAACGGTAACCTCTACAAGCTCGATTGGAACGTGTTTACGGAAGACGACCAGCCGATGGTGTCGAGCCGTGTCGGTGGTCCAGTCAGCAACAGCCAGAACCGCGCCACCATGTCCGCTTTCGAGTTGTACATGGACCTTGGTACGGGCCAGTTTGTCCCGGATGGCTATGTCGAAATGCGCTATTCAGACGATGGTGGCCGCACGTGGTCGAACTGGAAGGAAGAATCGATTGATGACATTCGAAACCGCGACTGTCGCTGCCGTTTTGTACAGCTTGGGAGTTTCCGTAATCGAATGATCGAAGTACGTACCTCGGGCAACTGTAAGCGCGATATCATCGCCGCATACGCTCAGATGAAGGGGTCGATATGACCTATATCGTGGTTGACGACTTCTGTCCCGAGATCGATCAGGTCAAAGCCTCGGCCTTGGCGGCTGGCTTTGATACGTGGCGGCCCAACAAGGGTGAAGTCGGTAGCTCGATCTATGACGGCATGGGCTTCTGGGGCGATCACGCCTTGATGATTCGTGCGCTGATGCGATCCATGGGCGGTCCGGTTATCCCCAATACCATGTATTTCCGCGTGACCAATGTCGGCATGGAAAAGGCTTATATCCACAGTGACCGCGAGTCGGGAAGCCATACCTGCGTGGCCTACTTGACCGATCACGAGGAAGACAGTGGTACGGCCTTCTTCATGCATAAGCGGACGGGCATGAAAGCCATGCCATCGTTCGCTGAAATGCGTGAGCGCGGCTTGTTCGACGAGCTAAAGGAAGACATGGTTTCCCGCGATCCAGATAAGTGGGTACAGCTGGACTATGTGCGGGGATGCAAGAATAGGGCGCTTTTGTTCAATGCGCCGTTGTTCCACTCCCGCTTCCCGCTGGAAGGCATTGGAAGTACCGAAGACGATGGCCGGATGGTATGGGTCAGCCACTTTCACAAACTGAGCCCGTCGGGCGAGTTCATCTGAGGACAAGACGATGGCAGAAATTTGGGGAATAGCGACTGCTACCGTGATTGGCGCGGGTATCTCGGCCTACGGAAATAGTCAGGCAGCGAATGCGCAATCGAATGCTGCCAAGAACTCCTTGCAGCTTCAGCAGCAGGAGCATGACCAGACGGTGCAGAACCTTGCGCCATATAACGCCGCAGGTACGGGTGCGCTGAATGCGCTGAATGCTGCTAACAACGGCGACTACTCGGGATTCTACAACTCGCCCGGGTATCAGTTCGCTCAACAGCAGGGCATCAAGGCGCTGGACGCTAGTGCGGCATCCAAGGGTAACCTTTACTCTGGCGGCTACGGCGAGAATCTGGCGAACTACGCCAGTGGTCTTGCGTCGCAGCAATACAACACATGGTACGGCCAGCAGATGGGCCTAGCCTCGCTAGGCCAGAACGCCGCCGCAGGTGTCGGTAATGCCAATTCAAGCTACGCCAATGCCGCGACCGGCATCAACACGAATGCAGGCAATAACGCAGCCTCAAATGCACTCGGAAACGCCAGTATCTGGAATAATGCCCTCAACCAATTCGGGTCGGCTTACGGGCAGTATGCTAGCCAGCCGGGTGCGCCGAGTAGTGGAACAGCTTATTCATCGACCAACCTTGGTTTGAATGATCCAAGCTATCTCAACACGCCTAGCTACTTGAACAGCGGCAACTACAACACCGGACAGTTTAACCAGTCTCTCTACGGCGGCCTTGGAGGCTAACCGATGGCAACGAGTATCCCGTTTACCTTTGCCACTCCGGTTACGTCCTACCAGCAGGGCATGCAGGCTGGCGACCAGTTGCAGCAGAATGCGCTTGCATTAGCTCAGCAGCGTCAGGACGTCTCGGACCAGAATGCGCTTCGTCAAGCGCTTCCATCCATTTATACCGGTACGCCCGACGACCAGCAGAATGCCCTAAAGACTTTGGCTCAAACCGCGCCCAATAAGGTACCTGACTTCAATTCACAGCTTCAGGCTATGAATGCGCAGCAGCAGCAGGCGACGATTGCCAAGGCGCAGGCCGCGATGCAGGACTTGGGCTCGCTCGTGGCCATCCCTGATGGTCCACAGCGTGAACAGGCCTATCAGGCCGTTCTCGACCGCGAGCAGGCGCAGGGCTTGGACGTGTCTCAGCTTCGAGGCATGCCAGCCAATCAGGGCATTCGCACGGTCTTTATGAAGGCGCAGACGGCTCAGCAGTTGGCTGAGTCGCTTAAGCCCCAGACCGTCAAGCTAGGCGCTAACGAGCAGCAGATAAGCACCGATCCATTGACGGGTAAGCAGACGATTTTGTCTGGTGGCGGTGAAGAGAAGTACGTCAACGACTACAACACCGGTCGCATCGATCCGTCGACGGGCCAGCCTATTCTGGCGCAGGGGTTTGTCGGTCCTAATGGCTTTCGTCCAATTGGATTGGCTGGGTCGCCAAGTTCTGGCGCGTCGGGTGCGGGTGGATACCCGAATCCCGGTGGATTGTTTGGCGCTGTACAGACGGCAGAATCAAACAATAATCCGAATGCCGTATCACCGGCTGGGGCTCGTAGCTTAATGCAGCTATTGCCATCAACTGCTGCTAATCCCGGGTTTGGCATCACGCCAGCTAAAGACGATTCGCCGGAGGAAAACCAGCGCGTTGGGCAGCAGTATCTATTGGCCATGCTTGGCAAGTACAACGGGAATGTCCCGCTCGCTCTGGCTGCTTACAACGCCGGTCCGGGAACGGTCGATCAAGCTATCCAGAAGGTAGGTAATGACCCGCAGGCCGTTCTTAGCGTACTCAAGCCGGAGACGCAGGCTTACGTGCCGCGCGTCCTTTCGCTGCTCCAATCTCAGGGCTCGCAGGTAGGCGCACAAGCTATCCCACAAGCTGGCCCCGTCAACGTATCTGATAGCGTACCAACCACGGCCACTGTCGCGCCTGATGGCACGATGACGGCAGTTGCGCAGGCGAATGCCGTGCCTGCCCAGCCGACGAATGCTGGCCTTCCCGCTGGCTTCTATACGAAGGCACCGGGGAAAGAAGATCAGAACGTTATCCAGAAGCGTCAGGGAGAGTTGGTGACCCTAAAGGCTAGCGGCGTGCCGGTTACTCAGCAGCAGGAACAGGCTTACCTTGCTACCGGGAAACTTACGGGCGACGAGGACGCGCCACTTTCCCCGGGTGACGAGGCCATGGCTGAAAAGCTTTCGCGTTACCAGCTGCCCGCCAGCGCGTACTCGATCACGAAAGACTCGATGAAGCCAATTGTGCAGCGCGCCATTGAGCTCAACCCGAACTGGAATTACGCGCAGTATAGCCAGAACCAAAAGACGCTAAACGACCTCGCCTCTAGCTCTCCGGGTACGTCAGGAGGCACGGTGGTGGCTGCCAATGCTGCCTTGGGCCACCTCAATAAGCTGGCAGACTTCTCGGCACAGCTGCCTGACAGCAACACGTTGTTTAACTACGTGGCTGGCAACGCTTCTAAGCCATTTTCCAACGACATGTCCAAAGCCCTTAAGGATTGGGATACGGCAAAGCTCGCCCTAGCTGGCGAATACGCCAAGATGCTCAAGACGGGCGCTCCGGCGGAAAAGGAAATCCAAGCCCAGCTGGATAACCTAAGTCCCTACGATCCCAATCGAAACGAAGCGCTGGCGACCATCGCTGACTTCATGGGTGAAAAAATCAAGGCTACGGAAGAAGCGCGTGATCGTGTTCTAGGCCCCATGTCGCCGGGAACGTCACTGTACTCATCCGATGCGCAGAAGAATGCCAAGCGCGTCATTGGTCTCAGCAAGAACTATTCTGTCCCTCAGTTTCTTCCTGTCGGAGGCACGGGTGACACTACGAGCGCGGGTGGCCAAGCTACCGGCCAGACATTCGCCAATGCCCCTTCCATTGGCACCGTGAGCAAGGGTTACCGAT